CTTGTGGAATTAACTTTTTTGTTTAATTAAAGGTATTTTAAAAAATATGTCGAAAAAGTGCTGTACAATAGTAATGATATTACGGATCTATTCATAAAAAAATAACACCCCTCACCGGGTGTTTTTTGTTTCGATATATAAGTCCTGTAAGGCGAGTTTTATAGCACTTTCTCTGTCGTCGCTCTCCCCTACCCCGACGATCTCGTCATCTGTGTCAAAGTGTTCAGTAGCAAATGCCTTGTATGTGCCGTCGTCCATTTTGTAGAGTTCGATAACTTTTCCTTTTCGCCTGAACAATTCTCTTTCGACAGGTAGCATGGTATCCACTCCTTTCATTTATAAATTTTCGACGGGCTTGGGGAAAATCCTTTCCAAAATAAATTAAAAAATATATAAAAAGTGTTGACTATTACACGAAAACGTGTATAATAAAATTATAAGGGAACACGCAAACGTGTAAAAATTGAAAGGGGAAATGAAAATGTTACAAATCGGAATGAAGATTAAAGGCTGGAGCGACGATCAAAACTTTTGGAATGAATTAGATGAACTCGGATATAATTATCAAGGCATTTCAACTGAGAGACATCTTGAACTATTAATTGGTCAACAAGAAATTATCAATTTCAAAGAGGACGAGGAAGAAGTAAAAACCAGCACATCCGTTGAAATCAGAAAAGAAACCGAAAAAGCAATTGAAATTGTTGTTGAATTTACAACCTATGAAATTTACGATGGTGAGGTTGAAAATGAACAATCAGGAAAATATTCATACTGGCTTCCCAAAAGCCAAGTAAAAATGGAAGGAGCAAAAATTACCATTCCGGATTGGTTAGCAAAGGAAAAAGGAATCACCCGATACGGAAACAAAGTGAGTATCATTACAGAATTGAAATAATTCTTTTAAAAAACCTATTGACTCCTACACTATAACGTGTATAATAAAGATATAAAGTTTACACTAAAACGTGTATAATAAAGGAGGAAAAACAAATGCTTGAAATACCATATAAGCAAATTAAAACAAACAGTGAAAAAGCGGTGTTTTACCTAGGGTTTTTATGGCAGAGTTTAGTAGATACGGGGATCATTAACCCACGTAAAGTTGAACTGTTCGGAGGCAAGGAGAGCGTCATTTACGGGGACTATGACAACCTGTTGAAAGAAATGAAGTCAACACTTGAAAAAAGACATATTGACATTTATGACGAAATCATACAGTACATTGACAAAAATTTGATAGGCGATGAGGAATACAGCATAAAGCATTCAACATTTTACGTGCTTGGGTCGCTATATGCCTCAAGCCTAAAAGGCAATATGATAACCGCAAGCGAAGCAAACGAAAAATGGGGACTTCCTGACGGTGAAGTTAGGCAGTCAATCAACCGTGGTAAATTGAAAAAGTACCTCGGGACTGGACTAGTCCGACAGTCCGGGAAGGTGTGGTTGGTGTCAGAACAAGCCATGAGAGAAGTATATGGAGAGCCAAAAACAAAGGAGGAAAACGAATAATGAAAATTAAAGTGATACTAAACGACCGGGAAGAATGCTTATTGGATGTTGAGGATGTTTGGAAGCGGGACTACGCTTTCGACGAATTATACAAAATCAATAAAATTTTAACAGAAGGTTGGAGTTCCAAACATTGTTACTATCGGGGAAGGTATGACGGGATGTACCTTATTTCTCCGTCAGGTAGCAAGGTGTTTCTTACCGACGGGGAAGTCATCCCCGGGAAATATGACAACTTAAAAATAAGGGTTGTTGAAGATTAAGAGGGGATTCGCTCCCCCCTTTTTTTTAATCCACGTCACTTTTATACACCCACGAAACAATCTCCTTAAGTAATACCCTATCAGGCTTAACTTGCTGGATAGTATACATATTACCTTTTACCCAAGATGGGATGGATTGCCCAGTCGCATAATGCGTTGCACTTGATTTAACTTTTACCTTTTGGCCAACCTTAAAATCTGTTGTTCCGGTCGACTTTTTGACTTTTAAAACGTCACCAGGATGGATTATGTCACTAGTCAACCCGTTTAGGGATTTTAATTCGGCGACGGTCATACCATACTTTTTGGCAATCCCCCAAAGCGTATCGCCAGGCTGAACAATATAAATGTCTCCCGTTTGTGGCGCCGGTTGTGGTACTGCTTTTGATTTAAGCCCAAACGCCCTCGCTAAGCCGTTCACATGTCCCCGTGCAATCCGATTAATATATGCAGGATCCTTCAATTTATTTGCATCCGTTACATTGTCGATAAAACCATTTTCAGTTAGAAGTGCCGGCATATTTGATTCTCTTAACACGTGAAAATTTGCCTGCTTTTGTCCCCGGTCACGATAATCTATTTGTTTAACCACTTCTTCATGGATGGCTTTCTGATAACTTTTTGTTAATGCATTTACATTCGGATATACATAACTTTCAAAACCGGTTCCGCCACCGGAATTTATATGAACGGACAAATAAAAATCAGCTCCCCAGCTGTTTGCGGCAGATGTCCTTGCATTTAAGCTAACGGTTTGGTCCGTCGTTCTACTCATTCTTACAGAAACATTTTGGTATTCATTCAATAAAATTTGCTGAATTTGATTTGCAATTTGTAAAGTCACATTTTTTTCACTGATGCCATTACCAACTGCACCGGGGTCCGAACCACCGTGTCCCGGATCAATAAAAATTTTAACCATTATTTATCCTCTCCTTTTTTATAAAATTAAAAGCCGACTTAATTAAGTCAGCTTTATGCCCCTTTTTTATCGTTTTTTAATACATCAACTGCATTTTGTAATTTATCTGGTATGGGTAACCCAGCTCGTCCAGCATTTTCTAAGATGGATAACAGTTCATTTGCTAAGTAAAAAAAGATCGTTGCATCACGGAAAATATCGTTTTGACCACCTAATGCTTCGTCAATCAAGTGTGCAACTGCAACAATCGCAAAAATCATGACCTTTTTAAAAATCCCTTTAAAACCTACTTTGCTAGATAGCCTTCCTTCGAGAGCCGATGCAAATAACCCAGTCGCATAATCAATAAATACAAATGCAAGTAAAATACCCATTAGAGTTGACCACCCTCCCCATAAGTAACCAACTAAACCGCCGAGGGCGGTCGCTATAACTTTAAATGCTTGTTCCATTTTGATCCTCCTTTTGTAGGCAAAATAAAAAACACCGTTTCGGTGTTTAAAAATTAGTATTTGAACGGGCATCACCACCCAAAAGAAAAAGCACCCCGAAGGATGCTTGGTTTTAAACTTCTTGAAACTCTTCTCTTTCAGATAAACTCTTTAACACACCAATAATTCTGTCAAAATGTTCAGTTCCATTCCCTACAGCTGATTTAGCAGCTTCAATTACTCGTTCGTATAGAAATTCCGGGATTTTATCCTTGTTATCTTCCATGAATAAAACAACCTTGGCAATCCATTCTTCATATTCTACACCGGAAACATAATGACCACTATATAGAGCTTCATGTTTATTTCTTTCAACAACCTCATGACCATCTTTAATTAACTGTTCTATTTTACTCAATCATTTCACCCCCTTTTACAAACACAATTCGACAAAAAGGGGCAAAACTCCTTTTTTTACACAAAAGAAAAGTGTCCACTCAATACAGACACTTTCGATGTCCCCACTTACCGCGCAATTTCTTCCAACGCTGTTTTAATTACCATGTAATTCTATACCTTTTTCTAGGTTTTTTAATTCTATTATAATTATATTTTTTCCTAAATGCATATAATACAAAACCAATAAATAGTATTAACAAGTTAACATAAACAGTAAAGAAACCTGCTGTTATCATAAAATTAAATATTAATCCAGAAATCAGATAACCTAAAGATGTTTTGTATATTATTTCTTTTTTCGATGTCGATGTGTTTATAATTTCCTGTACATATCGACTAATCATATTTATAACGAATCCATACATAAAACCAGCTACGCAAACGCCTAAAATCCCAAAATTAAAGAACGCTTCACCGAATATACCAGGTCTTAGTCCAGGGTGAACACTTGTGTCATACCCTATTGTTGTGACAGTGAAAATACCTAAACCCCACTTGGATCTTAAAGTTAAAATAGAACTTGGAATAAAAGCTAGTAGTCCTGATATAATTGTTTTTCCATATAAAAAGTTCTCATCCCAGTATGATTTAACCCAAGCAAAATCCCTCAAATCAGAAAAGTTATTACCATATATAATTTTATCAGATGAATTAACCATCGCAGTAATGAAGTTATATACACCTTGTCTAACTTCTCCTAGATACATAGCTATGACTAAAAGTAGTATCCCTGTAAAAGAAAATTTTAGGAAGTTCCCTTTTCGAGTTTTTCCATTAATATTATAATACATAAAAACAAACATTAATATTGAATTAAGTACTGCCCCACGAGTCCCTTGTGTTAAAGCCATAAACAAAGCTATCAATACAAAAAACAGTAGTATTTTTGTCTTTTGTTGATAATATTTAGTTAAAGTTAACATTAGAAAAACGGTTCCTGCTGTATAAAAGAAATTAGAAATTGGCCTTACTGTTGTATTCTCCATTGCGAAACTTCTTCCGCCGAAAAAAAAGCTATCAGAAAAGCCGATTTTAAACATGTATAAAAATATCGCCACCAAACAAATTAAGAACATAAACAGTGTTTTAGTGTTTAATAATGAATAATATGCTTTTGAAAAATTATTCATTATAGGATGTTTTGTTTTTATCTTCGTAGCAACATAAGAACCTATTGCAAAAAATGCAATACCTATCAGAGAAATAATAAAAACATTATTAACCTCATTGATGTACATCCTATAACCCGTTGTCCCTGTTGACATTATATTTTTTTTTGAAAAAGCAAAGGGGTACATTAATATTAATGGGATAAAGATTTTCATTAGTACAGTTGTCGAAAGAACTGTAACTAATTTCCTTTTTAAATACAGGTTGACAAACCATAAAATAAACCCCAAAACTACAAAAGACCACAAAACAAAAAATAATAACTGTGTAAAATCAAACGACAAAATTCCCACCTCGTTATTTTAAATTACTTTAGTATTTAGTATATAGAAAGAATTGTAATATAACAATTGGGAATTTTATTTATTTATTAATTCAACGCTACCCAATCAGAAGAAGTAAGTCCTGTAGCTTTATACCATATTTTATTCGTAGTATCTAAAATTTCCTCGCCAACGAAAAAAGGCGTCACTGAACCTATCGGACTAGAACCAGTGGTTTTATTACCAACTTGTCCTAAAGGTACCCACATTCCTGGAGAACCACCTGCAATACATTCCCATCCAAAAACATTGCCTGCCGTTGGTGCATTGTTTAACACAATGTCTCCTCTTTTATATGTTCCAGTTGTCGGGGCTTTGTCTCCCTTGTAAACATGAGCCTCCGTAATGAATGAGATTTGGTTTCTGGCATTAACTACGTTTTCAAATTTGTTATTTTCGTCAATCACTTTTCCAGTCGTAACCCGATAAGCTCCTTGATTTATCATGTTTTTAAATGTAGAGTTTTTGACAATAAAAAAGTTGTCAACATCATCATTAAAAAACCCTCGACAATTAGCTCCACCCGAACCATCGAACATACAACTGTCGATTATCACAGTTTTTCCAATTTCAGGGTTCCTGATTGCATCATAAACTCCACCAGCTTTCCCCCAATTAGTGAATGAACAATTATTAAAATTCGTATTAGCTTTCGTAAGGATTGCTTGATTATCATAACTATCAAATAAACATTCGGAAAATACGACTAAATCTTTTTCTGTTCCAGTATTATAGATGTTAATATATCCAGTGCCATCACCAACAAATGTACATTTATCAAAATACACTGTTGCTTGGAAATTTTGTAACCACAATGGATAGACACATTTATCAAACTGGCAAGACTCAAAGTATAGTCTATCTGATGAGCCGGTAGATACTAATGATTGCATAACTACGCCACGATTGTAACCATATGCAAACGCTCTTAGAATAGTCCCGAAATCAACTCTACCAAACCAAAAAGCATAAGCGTAATTTTTAATCCATCCATACACATTCGATTCAAATTCTTTTGATGTTCCAGCGTAAATATTGCGATTAAAATGGATGTCTGTAATCTTAGGAACATCCCGACATGCATCCAATTTTAACCCTCTGTATAATGGTGTACCGATAATATCTTTTAATGTGATAGAACTTGCGCTATGCAAAACAGTACCTAAACCATCTTCTACACCGAAATCCATACCAATATATGCATTACCTAAGTTGACACGTTCAATGATTGCATAATATCCATTGCCGTATAATGTTGGAGGGTAGGCTTTTGGACTTCCATTATTAGCTGTTAACTCTGCATTTGTGCGGACTTGTTCTGGATAATAGAAACCAACATCATACAATTTGCATTTTTGAGCTAGGAAATTGATGAAACCAGTTCCAGTTGTTGAATACACCAAGCACGTTGTATCATCACGCCCCATACCTTGAATTGTTATGGTTTTATTTATTGTAATGTTTGAACGACATTCAAACTCACCTTTAGGAAGTAGTACTGTTCCAAATTCTTCAACATTATCAACAGCAGCTTGAAAACAAGGAGAATAGTCATAACCAGTCGCTGTTACAATTTTTAATTCTTCATACTCTAATATACTGATTTTATCTTTTAGTTTCTTCGAGGTTTCAGCCAACTGCGTGGTAACATCTTGGTATTTTTGGTCTACTTTATCTAATCTATTTTTTAAAACTGTCTCTCCGCCACGGGCTTCTACTATTTCATTACTTGTTCTTGCCAACTGTGCATCAACTTTATCCATCCGTTTACCGATAGTATCAAAGTTTTGTCCATCGTAGCCGGACACTCTAGCATCTACTACCTCAGCTACACTCGGATTTTCGAGTGACATGTTTGCAATCTGCTCATCATATTTTTTCTCTAGGCTTTTTTGTTTTGTTTCAGTCTCTTTACTTCTTACGTCCGCATCATTTGCTATACTTCCTGCAGCTTCAATTCCACTTGCCAACGCTTCACGTACTTCTCTTCCATATATTTTAGTCCTTATATCATTTGCCAGTTGTTCAATGTTTTCCGGTATTGCCATCTTTTATGACCTCCTTGTTTTGACTTACTTTGATGACTAATTGTTCACTTAATTCTTTGATTTTCTGTGCCAATTCGCTTATTTTAGGCATTGTTCACACCTTCTAGTGCTTCAATCCTCGCAACTAAATCATCCAAATCGACCTCATTTACGACTGTAATTTTGTTTAATTTCACTTTATCAGTCGCTGTCATGAGTCCATCAGTTGTGGTTGTAACTGGACCATAGTCTGGTATTTCGTCAATAGCATCATTTAGGTTTGTAATCGCTGTTTGCAAGTCTATAACAGCTTGTTCCAGTGCAGGTATATCGTTTTCAGTTAAAGCCTGTTGCACTTCTTGTACAGCGTTATCAACGGCTGTTAATTCGGTTTTTAAAGCAGCAATGGTTTGGGATTGACGGCTAACGGTATTTTGTAGGTCAACCACTTGCTTTACTGATTTATTGGCATCCGATTGGTATTCGGACAGCGTTTTAAACTTATCACCGATAGTTAAATCACTGTTCTGTGGCTCGTTAATATTAATGGACTTACCAATAATCCGTAACCTTTCATCAATCCCCATAACCGGGTTTATCACAGGATAAGAGTTACCGACATCTAAATAGTCAATGTCTAAGCCAATTAAAAATAAATCTAATGCTGCTATTTTATATTGGTTTAGTGATGTTTTTTGACTTGATAAATATGTTCGTCCTTTACTTAACAAATTGTTTGGATCCGTTACATCATCCCAAGTAACGGAACCGCCTTGAATTCCAAACTCAGCAATTAAATCTTCCCTATCAATATAAGGAATGCCATTATTCACTGTTTCAATCGTCAATCTAGCTTCTGAAGCGCCTGTTGCAGTTTCGTCTTCTGATTGAATTCGTGTACCCAATGGCGTTAACCTTGTTACAATCTCAGTCGGATCAACGTCCACACTCATACTAATTAAATTTTTAGCAAGTCTAATTTCAGTATCTTTTTGTTCACCTACTTCAACTAGATAATCTAAAAAGCGAACCCCGTTTTCCTTACGAATTTGGAGTTCGCCACCTAATCGATCTAAAAGTTTATCTTTGATTGTTTCATATGTGTCCTGTTCAGCTGACGTATAAACATAAATATAATCGTTTGGGTCCTCAACCGTAACATTACCAACATAAAACTTCTTATAATCTTCAACCTGGCTATTATGATAGTTTAGAATGTCAGTTAATAATTCTAACGGACTACCTCTAAATTCTCGGTGTTTTTGTTGGGAATCATGCAAGTAACCAAGTTCTCCCTCACACTCATAAGATTCGTCAAATAAGCCACTCGAATCCATATTTTTAGATGGACCTAAAACACGACCTTCAAAGTCATATTTACCTGTCTTTAAATTAAGGACATTAATCAGTGTCTTTAATGGTTTAATCTTTCCGTATGCAGGGTTGTTAAGGTAAAAAGAAAAATTAAATGAATCTATTTTATTAATTTCCCTTTTAATGGTTCCAGATGATAGTTTTAAATCATTTACATAAGGGCTGTGGACGACTGTTTCAACTCCGTCATTTATAATTGTTACTTTGTACAAACTAGATCAACTCCTTAAAAAATTTAAAGGAGATTGTACCATTGCCGATTATTTTTATTGCATTTTCTCCACTTCTTAGCATAAAGTCTTCATCTTTTGTTATTCCGGGTACAATTGTGTAGGATATACCATCTTTTATAATTGTCATTTGACTGGAACAAGTTATTTCTGGAATCACATCAGGTACCCCAGCGTTTATTAGTGTAACTTCTATATTACCACTGACTTCAAAATCAACTATTTGCGCAACGTCTAACTCAAAATTAAAACTATCCCAGATATCGTTCCCTTCTGGTAATTCAGCTATCATAAACGGATAAGCCTTAAATGTTACCGTCAATATTCCATCTGCCCAGTTCTCAGAAAACGATGTACTTCCTTCAATTTCGGCTAAAAAATAATAGCCTGGATATGCATCATCATATAATGGTTGCTTTCCATGACTATTCATGAGCCAATTGAGTATTTTTGTTTTCTTGGTAATCATTCGCTCTTTTGTCGCATCTTGAATATTAAAAGGATATTTTAATGTTCTTGGCTCATATGTCTGTGACCCATAAATTTCACTAAAATCGAACTCTTCATTAGAAAATGGTATACTGACAAGAATTTTCTTCTTGTTTGGGATTCCAATTTCACGTCCCGGAGCCATTGTTATACCTAAATCACTATAGGAATGCTTGCCTAAATATTTAATACCATACATCACGTAGCAAGCCCCCTGTCAATCCTTCTAATTTTTACTCCACCTTCTTGGTCAGAAACATCACCAATGACCTGCCCTAATACTTTATCATTTAACATCAGTACAATTGGTCTATTCGATTGGTTCGAATTCATTGTTGCAGCTATACCTCTACCAATCGCACCTAACGTCTCATCATTTAAAGGTAAAATGGCCTCAGGTCCAGCTTCACCGCCAACCATTGCATTTCTGCCATTGAAACCAAATAGAGTTGGAGTTGTCATAATACCGCCATCCGCATACCAGTCTACGCTTAATTTTGGTACAGATGGTGGCTTTAGGCTAAATTCACCTTTCAAACTAAAATGAGGTAGTTTTGGCATTTCTATTTTTGGCAACTTCAATTTCAAACCCGAAAAAAAACCTTTAATATTATCAACAATTTCGCCAATTTTATCTCGAGCTTTTTGAATTGGTGATAAGATTTTTTCTTTAGCTTTTTCCATCACTTGCCCTGCTTTATCACGTAACTCGTTAAATTTATTTACTGCCCCGTCTTTGAGTTCGTTTACTTTATTTACAAATCCATTTTTCAATTCAGTTATTTTATTTACAACATTATCTTTCAATTCTCCAGCTTTTGCCTTAATAGTGTCCCAGTTTTGCCATAACAAGACACCTATTGCAATCAGTGCACCAATAGCAACAACTACTATTCCAATTGGACTAGTTAAAAAAGCCATTGTTGCTCCTAGTACTTTCCCTGCTGCATCCATTGCATACATACTAACAATTGCTATGGTTTCAGCTGCACTTTTAGCGTGTAAAGCTAAAGTATATATGCCAAATGCCGCGGCAGCACCTGTAATTCCAGCTACAAGTGGTAGAATCGCGTTTAAAAAGTTTGATGCATCTGTTGCTAATTTGTTAAAGTCAATGGCTAGAACGTCATCTTTCAATTCTCCCATCTTTTGTACGAAGGTATCAAAAACACCACTCTCACTAACCTTGTCAAAAAAGCCTTGAACCTTATCAGAGATTTCTTGAAAAACATCACGCAATGAAGTAAAGGCTGTGGAACTCGTAATGTCATCTTTTAGATTCCCCAGCCATCCTTGAAAATCTTGCACTTTTTGTCCGGCTGTTTGTAGCCAACCTGTGACATTTTGAAGGCCTGCAACTGCAGTACCTAAAATAGGTTCCCCTACAACTGCCTTAAAATCTGTCCAGGCTTGTTTTAAGTTACCTAACTGATTTTCATAACCATCAGATTCTCGACTCGCTTGTCCGGTTGCTCCTGCGGCTTCTTGCATCGCTTGGGCAAATTGTAGACGCGCTACTTGTTTGCCGGCTTCATCTAAGTTATTCCAGTCTAAGCCTAGATTTTTAGCCGCCCAAGAAGCCATTTGCGTTTCATTTGCAAATAGTCCGATGGCTTCACCGCCTTCATAGTTACCTTTTATGAACGAATTTAAAGCACTATTAGCATTTTCATAACTCATGTCATAAAAGGCGGCTGCATCTGCTGCCATTGTTACTGCTGTCTTAGCTTGTGTCATGGCTTCTTCTGTGCTTAATCCTAAGCCTTTAAACATAGATGTAGCACTGGTAAATGATGGTTTAATTCTGTTCGGCAACATACCAAACTCTTTTGCCATTCCATCAATTGTATCTTGAGCTTGATCGCCAACATTACCAAATACTTGGTCAAATTGTGCTTGTATAGCCTTCGCGCTTGCCGCAGCTTCGATAGATGCTTTACCAAAATTAACTAATTTATCAACTGCAAAATAAGTTCCTATTGCAATAGCGGCTTTTTTGAAAAAACCTGTAATTTTGCTACCTGCGTCTTTGGCTTTACCAACAGTACTATCTATACCTTTTTCTGCGTTAGATGTATCGACACCTATTGTTCCAAAAAGCTTAAAGATCTCATTCATTTGCGTTCTCACCGCCTTTGTTAACAGGCTTGATAAACTTCATGGCATTATTGATGGCCGCTTGTTCTTCCTCTTTGCTTAATAGCTTGTTCTTTGGCCTATACATATCTTTATAATGTTCCTTTTTAAAATCAGGAAAACTCTTTTTACTATACTTGTGTAACCACGTTTCCCAAAGGCTGTCCTCTACATCCTTATCAAATAAATACAAAATAAAATCCGCTAGGCTTGCTAAGGAATACGTTTTTAGCAAGGATAACGGATCTCCATATCTCTTAAACAATATATCTTTCAGTTTGAATTCCATGTTTTCATTTTGATTTACAGTAAGGAGGCGATAGATGTAAAAAAATCCTTTAGTTCAGGTTTTTTGAAGAAATTTATTAACAAAGTCGTATAATCTTTTAATCCTAGTTCTTTAATTTCTTTCGTGTTTACACCACATAGATCTGCAAGCAATGTATTAATATCATCCTTTACGGTACCAATATTTTTTAGAACGGTTTGAAGTAAATTGGCTGCCGCCTCCATACCTCTTTTTTCGGCATCCGTTTCACTATTTGCACTTGCACCGCTGTTCTTTTCGAAAATTTTTATAAAATCATCTTTGATATCTAATTTTCCAACAATTGAAAGAAGTGTGAACAAATCGTCACCCCTCAACTCTCGCATTTCATGTACCATACATTAGTTCCTCCTTATGCACCAGTTGTTGTTTCACCAGGATACAAGATTCTCCACGGGAATTTTTCAGCTTCTAATTGTTCAGGAGTTGCATGTGCTTCATATGTTTGTTCTACGACGGCCTCGTTATTGTCTTCCGTACCTAATTCAAGGCCTGAAGTGCATAACACGTTATCAAGAATAGCGATAATCGGCTTGTTTGTTCCGCTTAACCGACCAACAACAGCCATATTCGTAATATAATCATCATCATCAACATTTAGCTTTGATTCAATCACTTTATATCCAGCAGGTGCCTCATCTGCTGCCGCATCTCTTATTGAACCATTCAAAGACTTACGAATGTTTTCTGCGGTTAGTTCTTTCATATTTGCAGTGATGGTTGCATTTGCAGATTCAAGAACCTTATTTCCTTTCACTTTCATTTTTGTTGCACCATCAATTTCAATATCTCGATAGGATTGTTCAATGGTTAATGTAACACCGCCTGCTGTCGCGCCCTGCAACGTGCCCGTAAAATCGCCACTAACACTGTCAAAAGTGACATTTGTATAAACAACGCCTGCGTCAATAATGTAATTCTTTGCGGTAGTGCTTGAATATCCCGATTTCTTTAATACCATTATTTATTCCTCCAATCTACCTTGCAGTAAATTTGTAAATTTCTCCGTTTAATCAAATCGTCACCGGTTGAAATCTTTGTTGAGCGCAAAAAATTGAAACGCATTAACAAGTCATCTGTTAGTATGATTAAATCTTTAAAATGTGCCCTTAGTTGTCCTTCAACAGTAAATATGTTCGTGTAGCTGGGACTGTTGTCGAAAATATCGACATCAATATCAAAGCCTTCAACATTTCTTTCTAATGATTCGGTATCAAAATCAAATGTCAGGTATGGATAAGTAACAGTTGATTTTCGATTTTTTTCATGATAGCTTTCCGGAGTAACTGCTCTAAACTGTTTTGTTAACTCTTGTACGAATTCAATCATTACCTTTAACCCCCTTGAAAGAGGTTTTAAATTTATCGCCGATTATTTTTATCACTTGCTTTTTATTACTTCTAAATGCCGGACGTAAAAATGGTTGTGGATCCATTCCCCAAGTAAAAAACCATTCGCCTGATGGGTCCTGATACACCCATCCGCCTTTTCTTCCGGCTCCGTTTTCCGCGAACTCACCAGTCCCATACTCTACATATATGGCATACATCAAAGGAGAACCGACTTGACCAACAATTTTTCCATTTTGTTCAAATACTTTATGATTGATTTTATCTCTTAATTCCGCGGTATTACCAACCGGCGCCAGTGCTTTGGCTTGTCCTTCAACTAAAAGGCAAGCACTTTCCATTGATTTTACTGCTGCAAGTTTTAATGCCTTCTTTACTACACTTGATTTATCCTCAAATTCCATCCAATACACCACCAAACTTACAATAGATTTCGTTATGATGATGTACTCCCATTGGATCATCACTATAGGTAATCGTATAGTAACGCTTATTTTCGTCCACTACGCGCATTTTGTCAGTTATTCCTACTGTAAATTCAGGAATAATTAAAAGGTGAGTTGATTGCTCAATGATGGCATTCTGGACGGAATTTAGGTCTGTACCTGTTACTAAATCTAGATATCCTTGAACTTCTTTAAACAATGTCCAGTCCTCAATATATCCGCCAATTCCATCATCAATTTGTGTCAATTGTTGTATTTGAAAAGTATTCATTAACCCCACCTCATTTTTTCATACTTCTTGAGGAAGGAAAGTAAAGCTGATGGATATCCGTCAGTGTTTTCGGTTGCTGTCATATCGTAATATGTGGTACTCATACGACTAATGGTTTCGGATTTGATACCTATTTTGCCGGCCATCTTTTTGTCGTACTCAATTAGTTTCTTAACACCTCGTTTTATATCTGGTGGGTACTTAACTAATGTGACCATTAAATTTTTATTGCCTAATTCATCAATAAATGGCTCACCTTGAACTTTTATTGTGTTCTCGAGTATTTCATCCACAACGAATAAACCATCGTTAAATGGCGAATAATTAACCTCTACGGTGTCGCCAATTCGAATGCCTTTAATATGTTCTTTAGTACGAATGGTGTTTGGCGCTTCGATAGAAACATGTTTAAACCGAACATATTTGTTTTGGAAACTATTGTTGGTTAACTCTCTTATACTAGATTCGAAGGCATCTAGGTCATCTTGAGTGATATTTGGATCAATGGATTGTGCTTCTTCAAGAGTAATAATCATTCCATCACCTCATTTCAAAAGAAAAAGAGGGATGTCGATTATCCCTCTTTCTTAGCTGGTTGTTTCTTAATCGTTGCTTTCTTATCTTCTTTTTCGACTTTTTTAAATCCCAACGCTTCTAATTGTCGCGCTTTCACCTCATTATCAGTATAACGAACAACATTTAAAAGCCTATACTCTGTCATTTCCATGTAACACTTCCTCCTTCTTATGCCTCAGGAGCCGCAGGTTTTGTATTAACAAAAATACTAGTTAATTTACTTGCCGGTACCCATAAATCATGATATTTGCGGTAGTCAATCTTCCAAGCGTCTGCTTTTTGGTTCACATCTGGTGCGAATGTACGAACTTTATCAGTTTTGCTGATTGCGATTGGCGCATCTTTGGTAGAAATTAACCAGTTAATATCTAATGCACCAGCTGCATTTGTGAAACCACCTGCTTCTTGTCCAGTAGTTGTTCCATCATAGAAAGTGAATGCTGTTTTTAATAGTTTACTTGGTGCTTTGACAATTGGATTGTCGTTAAAAGATTGAACTTCTGTAGACAAAGCGCCTTTTTGAAGCATAGTTTTTGATACATATTCTTTTGCATCTCTTCCTAATTGTGCTGCAACGATAGGATTCATTGTAATAATTACTTGTTTTGCACCGATAACATCCTCCATTGCTGCTAAATCGGCGAGTAACTCTTTAACAATTGTATCTGTATCTGGAGTTAATGCAAATTCACGTTTTTGACCAGCGCTAATTGCTAAAGAGGCGAGTTTGCTGTAACGATAAGCATCAATTTCAGGAATAACCATAGTCCGTTGGAATTCTCCCATTACTGTTCCTGCAGTTACAACAAAGTTAGTTTCATCTACATCCATTGCATCGATAGAGAATGAACGACCGCGATCTTGTGTAAGCGTGTATGTTTTCCATTCTAAAGTAACATCTCCACCAACAAAACCATTAGTACGGTCATAGTCTGCTAGACCATCCATGACAATGTTTGGCAGTTTAACTTCATTACCACCATTGTATTTTACTAGATTACTATTTAACTCCATCCATCCTGTTGTAGACTCTTGAACGACTTGTTTGTCTAAAGATGGTTGAAAAATTTTACTATATTCTAATGTATTTGGCATGTTGTATTTCCTCCCTTAATTATTCATTCTTGATTCCTAGTGCAGCTTCAAATGCTGCTGTTGCCTCTGCAGCTGGATCACTTGGTTTACCTTTGTCCAATTTGTTGTCAATCACTTGATATCCGGGCGCCCCGGGTTGTTGCTGATGTTGTTGACTTTCACCTGGTTTAGTCTCAAAAAATGATGGATTCGCTTCTTGCAAAGCCTTCACTTTATTGTCAAGGTCCTTGATATTGCCATCCTTGTCCACTTCGACATCACCTAATTTAAAAAGCATATAATCAACATCAGTTGCCCCTGCTTTTGTTAATGCCTCTTTCAAAGCAAATATCTTCTTTGTTTCAAGTGCTTCCTTTTCTAAGTTTTGAATTTTAGTTTCATAGTCTTGGATTTTCTTCTGTAAATCCTCATTGCTTTGGTTATTTTGCTTTAATTGATTAATCGTGTTGTTCGCTTCTTTAAGTTGATTGGCTTTGTCGTTATATTCACTTTTTGGCACCGCATTTTTTGGAAATTCCGCATTTATTTCGGCCATGGCTTTTTCAATATCAACCGTCCCGTCTTCTTTGCGGTATTTTTCTAGTATAGTTTTAATCCATTCCATTTATTTTCATCCTCCATTTATCCATAGCATGTTTATACAGGTCGCTGCCTGTTGGGATTGATTGGCTATACCCCCAATCAAGGTAAAATAAATAAGCCTTTTAATGACTTGCTTAGGTCAATAATTAAAAACTTACTCTTTCACCAGCCAAATGATTGATGTGTTCCAGTTCCCCTTCTGATAAAAGTTCATCACTATCTTGTTCTTGTGAGACTGCAGCATTAAATACTAATGGACCAACGACTTTTGGTTCGTTTAGTTTTTGTAATTCCTGACGAATCAACTTTAATTCATTAGCAATTGCTTTTGCGTATTTTTCTTCCAAGGTCTCACCGCCTTATGAAAATATAAAAATAGCAAACATTTATTGATTATCTTTACTATAAATCGCTTCATACCTCAATCCCCTTATCTTTTGCCCACTCTTTATAATTCTTATAGCTTCCAACCTCACCGGAGATATTATCCCGTCTAAGTGATGGAGAAATACCATTTACGACCGCTATAGTTGCACACCTGCAATTTATATCCTCTTTAGCTACACCAAACATTCGTGGCCCTTTTGCTTTATGACCGTTTATTTTAAAATATCCATTTACCGGAACCGTTTGACCATCCAGTTTTCTATGATTATGCCTGGTCTTTTTATCGAGTGTGGCCAACCATCTTTTTTCTATCCTTACACCGGCTCTTTTAGCTTCTTCATAGCTGCGTTGCTTAGTGGTTGATTGAACGCGGCCACCTTCAGTTCTGGCAATTCTCAGGGCTTGTTTATATGTTGCCTCTGTATGTTCGTTCACACGCTTTGCAACCTTTTGGTAACCGTCACCTCGTAAATATGCCATCTGTAATTCATCAGTTACCTTCTTAGCAAGTTCATCACGTCGCTCATATAAACGTTCGGAAAACGTCATCCCATCAATTTGTTTAAATACCAATTCGTTAATATATTCATTGTCAAGTATTGGAAAATTTAACTGTAAATTTGCTGCTCCTTCCAATGCGTACCAAACACCGTAATATCCGTTTTTGGCTTCTTTCTCGATAAATTCAAGGATAGCCTCTTGTACATCATTCGTTGTTTGAGACAAGATTTCGTCAATTGCTTCTGCAACAGCAAGTAATCGTTCAGCTTCTAACCGCCTTGAAAACGACAACATGTCATAATTATCGATATATGACTTTATCAGCTTTTTAATTTCAATCAATGCACTCTTATAAAACTTAAATAATTCACTATTTAATTCTTCATAATTCTTCTCAGACAATCGTTCCAGTTCCTGCTGCCACTTGTCCAGTTGTGACATTCGGTTCACCACCTAATGGATCCGTGTTAGTTGCTAACCCCGGTGTATAATCCTGTTCCTCGATAGCTTGTTGTACTTCTTCCCAGTCCAATTCAAATTGTTCGCAGATAAGTTTCAGGACAGATTCATCATCTAATCTGGCAGCAACACTTAAAATGGTTTCAATGATGACTTGTTTTGTTTCTGCTTCAATTTTGTCCTGTTCAACAAGGTCCTTTTCATTGACCATTGTTTCACGGACGATATTTACCGTAATGTCACTTGCTTTATATGCTGTTCCATAGCGGCGGTTTATATCGTCCACTATCATTTCATTAATCCATTTCAGCATGGCTCTGAGTCTTACTTCCGCCTTGTTTGCTTTCATGTCCAATAAGGCATATCGTGACTTAATAACTACGTTGGTGATATTGCCGTCGCCTACCTGAGAGCTGTCAAAACCCATGCCAAACTTGTAAATGGCATTTTTATCGATTTCTAACTTGGTTTTTCTCGCTTCGACCGGTATATCTACCGTCTGAATTTCAACACCGCCATCAGCACCCGTGCCGACAACTTTTTTTGCTTTGATATTTTGTTTTAGCTTAGATAGATCATCACCCATAAAACCTTTAACCACATATATGGCATCAGCAAAATCTTGTAGGTTATTAGATAAAAAGCACGCCATTAGATCATAGTCATCAATCAATGCCTTAATTGGCTCTAAATCTGTTTTCTCCTTACTGTTATTGGACAAACGATAAAAAGGGATCGTCCCATATGAACGCGATAAAAGTGTCCCATCACTTGCCTTTGCTACAACATGAGGGCGTGGGTTCATTTCTCGACTTTCATCAAATACAAACCTTTTGTTTTTGTCTGTAATATAAAATGTTACTTTCTCACTGTCCCAAACCTCTCCTACAGTAACCGTTTCGTTTTTACCCTCTCTGTAAATATCCTTGTCGTAATATCTAACTATAGCCTTCAATTGGTTATTGTCGTCATACACCGGGAATGTCCCTAAACTGTCAGATACCTGAAAACAAAGCCTGTCCTGTTCGTTTGTTCGAGCAAAGATATATTCATATCCTTTTTTGCTTGCTCCCTCGAGCGCTTCTTGTAAAAACACCTGAAAATCATCATCATAGTATTCTTCTAAATATGCTTTAAACTGATCATCATCAACTTCGACCTCAACCGGATTTGATAGCAGATATTGGACTTTTTGGTCAACTAACTCAGTAAAAAATGGATGTGGGATTTTAATGTTAGTAGCGTTTTTATCCTCTTGCACTACATCATTATCATCAATGTAAAAAATACGATTATTTAAGATATCATGTTTATATTCGTAGTAGCGTTCCCCTTCTCTCGCCTTTACCTTTGCGGGTGAAGCTTTATCAGTTTCAATTGCGCTTTTTAATGCCTGAGCAACGACTGTAGGATTGTCGCTAAGTAAATATTTGCTGTCCACTATCTCACCACCTTAATAAAGCCATTTGCTTTGTTTCATTTCATCTTCTAAGCTGTAACGTGTAGCATCAATACTATGGTTATTCTTATCTGGATAAGTTCCTTTAAGATTTCCGTTGCTGTCTTTTTCAATTTCATAAGTGCTAAATTCCCGGGCTGTATTCGGGCAGCGTTCCGGGTCAATGATGATTTCGTTTAAATCTTGTAACCACTTGATTCCATGTTCCACACTACCAGGGCCCTTCTTAGCACCAACTACCCTTAAACCTAAATCATTAAATTCAGATATGGTTCTTGGCTCTGCGGAATCAGCAGTAATCCAACCATTTAACTTGTTTATTTGCTTGATTTTTTCAACGGCTACACTATTTTTCAATCCAACTTGGTGAATTTCGGCAAAAATAAAAAGCCTTTTCCGGGCTTTATCATAGTAATTCTCTGTATAGTGTAAAGGATCTGCAGCAAAACCAAAGTCTAAGCCTCGTCTGATTTTGTCAAACCTAGCAATCTCTTCATCTGTAATTCTTCTTTGTGTAACGTTTGTGAATACTTCTGCACCTGTACCGGTAACAACCCCTAAATACTCATGCTCATATTTTTTCGGATTGGTTTTCTTTAAATGTTCAGCGTCGTTTATAAACTGTTCGCCTAGCCATTCTTTTGGCACTGTCCGATAGTCACTTGAATGTACTAACGTGTCTTTTCTTAATTTCTGCTGTTCAACTTCACTGTTAACCCAGTTATTTTGTGATTGTGGAGGGTTAAATGTGTAAAATACCTGAATATCAGGACCACCACGAACTAACGTTTGATTAATGGTTCGGATGTCTTGCATTCCTGTGAACTCATCAGCTTCTTCATACCAAATAAACTTGGCATATCCTCGACGGAATTTACTGGACTTAACTTTTTTAGGCTTGTCTGCACCTTTGAATATTATTTTTTGACCTGTTGGCTTATAAGTTATACTCAAAGGATTGAGTGATTCATGCCATAAGTGGGCTACTTCTAATTTATCAATGGCCCACAGCATTTGCTCATAAACGGATTCACGAAGTGTTTCTTTGACTTTACGTAGTATAACCGCATTGGCATCCGGATCCGCCATCATTCCCATTATTATTTCAACAGAAACAAATGATGATTTAGTAGAGCCACGTCCACCTTTTAACCAGTAATGGCTGTATTCCTTATTACGTATTGAATGATGAACGTTATAAAATGATGGTGCTATTAATTTAGTTAATTTAACTGCCATCATCATCACTTCTAGGAATGTCATCTATAATCTGGACAACCCCAACATCACCAGATAATTCTATTTTATCCTTAAACATTCCTAGATGCTTACCTAGTAGTTCCAATGCTCTTATCTTATCGTTTAGCTTTACTTCCCTTTCAACTCCACTACCGTTTTTTGTGGGTATTGTTTTAATTTTGACCGATTGGACAGCTGCCAAATCATCATCATTAGCATCTTCTCTAACTGTAGCATCCTCTGTATCAATTACGTCTATCGGGTTGATAAAAGCAATCCTTGCCAGTTCTTGTAATACCCTATCGGCGTTTATTCCTGTGCGTTTAGAGCGTTCGGCCATAGCCTTATCAATGCGCGCGCGAATTTCAGGTTTGTTCAGGTTTTCATTTCCAATCGAATATGCTGTATTTGGACTATAACCAGCTCTTATTGCTGCTTGTGTAGCGTTTAAATCGATTAAGTACTCTTCTACAAATCGTTTTTGTTTTGCTGTAAGTGCCATCTTTATCACCTCACTTTATTAAAAATAATAAAAACACCTAATAATTTTTAGGTGCTTTAAAATAATCCGTTCATATATGGGGAAAACTTCCTCCACGTCCTGCCTCCCATTTTAACATGCCGATTTTCGATTTTGGAAATTCGTCCCATCTGTGCCATTTGTGCCATTTGTATCAGCTAATTGTTCAACAATAGAATCCCTGAGTCTTTTGATATGAGAAGAAGAAAAACCCATATGTTGACCAATCCAGCGATAACTTTTTCCCTCGAGTAACCAATACAGCACTTCACTTTCACGTTCATCTTTTATACGTTCTATACGGTCCTGAATAATCTTTATCTCTCTTTCATAGCGTTCTATTCGTTTCCAACGTTTACTACGTCGAACGACTTCTTGAAATACCGGGTCACCACTCTGCCCATGTGCTTTTGGCAAAGAGGCTTCAACTCCATATTTTGCCGATAAATTTCCGCCTATTTGTTTAAGTGCTTCCCGTTCTAGTTTGATACTATTCAACATCCAGTGGTAATTCTTGAGAATCTCTTCAATCTCTCGTTTATTCATCATTTATTGCCCTCCTCCGCCTTTTTATCCGCAGTCCAACCAAATACCTTGGGGCACCCAGAAAACGGGCACAGACCGTCTTTACTTTTCCAAATACACTTTCTACAAAACTTATATCTATAAAACTCGGATACCTTCTTTTTCTTCCGCATATTCTCATCCCTTTCAAATAAAAAAGGACACCAAACGACGCGTAAAGCGTTCATTCAGTGTCCTGGGTTCTTCCCTCAGACAATTATTCAGATTTCTTCTTGCCCATCCAGTCTTGTTCGCTGACTTCTTATCACATCATGAATTCTCCCGTCCTTCCAAATGAACGTATCTTCACCAAATTTTCTTGGTGTAACTTTTGTTAAGTAGCCGTCTTTCACGATATATAATGAGTTTTCCATAAGACTAATCTCAGCAGTCATTTTTTCTACGTCTATTTTCAAGAGGACCACTCCCATGTTAAAATAAAACTATCGAGTACTTGAGCCGGGAGTGGTCCTGGCTTTTTTAAATCAATTCTTCTGCTTTTGCCAACCGCTCTTTCCACTCTTGTAAGTCTTGTTTATTTGTTTTCACGTTCTCACTCCTCACTTTCTTATTTTCGGTATTTCCAAGCCGCCTAGCCGTTTACAGTCATAACCCATCCGACTACTGCACTTACGGTAAAGCGGGCAAAACCAAGCACATGTCATTAGCCGGTCTTCCTCTTTCATCCATTGTTTCCGTTCATCTACAATGACGACTTCCATTCCAACACCCTACTTTCGAGTTAGATTGTTGATTTCTTCGTTAAGCCGGATAATTTCTTGCTCTGCCTTGTACAATAGGTTTTCTAGGATTGCATTGTATGCTATCGCTTGGTCTTTAGCCTTAAGTGCATGTTCTAGTTGTTCTCTTAATACCTCATATCGCTTTGTTATTGGCTCATTCTTGCCAATTAAGCTTGTCTGGGTATTATTTATCTCTGAGACTTTCAAAATGTCATATGAGCCATTTTTGAGGACGCTTGACATATTCACCATCACTCCCGAACAAATTGATTATTTTTCTTCCTGACAATCACCAATTCTTTCCCGTATGCCATTTCAAAAAGTTTTTTTCTGAGAGGGAAGTCGTGAGAGACACGACCGCCCTTTACATCTATGACTTCTTCATGGCCGTCTATGTACTTAACTTGGAAGTCTGCGGTATATACGGCCCCTCGCTTTGTTCGTTTGCCTTTCCCGTTACATAATGTACACTTGTTATAATTGCCCGTTCGGCTGTTATAGACTTGCCCAAATCCACAGCAACGTTTACACTCAACCTTATATGGCTTGATGATTTCAAATTGTGGTTGTAGTTCAATTGATTTAACTGTTGGATCTTTCTTTAGTTCTTTATAAAACTCTGATTCTGCAATGCTATCAAACTCAATTCCGGAAACAATCTTTTTCTTAGCAAAATACTTGTTCTTTTTCTTTGATTTCGTCACTGTCATTTACTCACCTTCAATTCTTCTCCAACGCTTTCCGGGCTTTATGCCCATTATCATTATTTGCTAATGGCATTTCGAAGGTATTACCTTTAATGCGGCTTCCTTCTCTCCATATCATTGGATCTGCGTAAAACTCCAAAGCTTTTTTGAAACGTTGATTTTCTTCTTTTAACTCTCGAATGCGTCGTTGTTCACTCGCCAACTGTTTGTCCATGTCCCCTAGATCTTGAGCGTTCTTTTCGGCTCGTTCAGCTTGGTTGATAAGCCATTCAACATCTTCACCGCTTAGATTGTAGTCATACTCATATTTCATGAATCTTTCTTTTATATCTTCCAACCGTTCACTCATGTTTCTCCCTCCATTCATTCAACGTTTCAACAAACATCTGAAACGTTTCTTCCTGCCTTACCGGGTCACTTTTTAGCATGCCTTCAAACATGGCTTTGATGGTTTCCTTTTTGCGTCCTTTTCGTTCTTGATGTGCTTGTACATCTTTTTCAAACTGTTCCGGGCATAACCCGTACTTACTTGACGGGTCAGCCCAATTTCTCTTATTTTTGCCGTAAATGTATCTACTCAATTGGGACCTCCAAAACAAATTTATCCTTTTCCACATTTTCGCCGTCAACTATCAATGGGAAGTACCAAATCCCCGGTTCATCTACATACTCAAAAAGTTTAACGGTAGCTGTACCTTCAAGCAGTACGGCCCTAATCGGTTTTCCTTTGTATGTTCCTTTTACTGTCATTCTTTCCACTCCAACAATTCTGGATTTTCGTAAATGTTTCCGATTACTTCCATCTGTTCATAATAAATCATTAGAGGTGTGTAATACACTGTTCCACTTGGATCAAATTTATCTACAAAGCAATAGGCTCCATGTTCTTCTGAATATTCAACGTATAAAGGTGGCGCTTCACCGTAATCAGTTAATAAATCCCCCTCATAAATCTCCTTGCCGTTCTTGTCTTTTAAACCTGTGTATTGCATTATTACTACTGCGCCATTTGGCATCGGAAATTGCTTACCTTTTAGAAACCATTTGTTTTGTGCAAATCCATAAACTTCATACATTTTTTCATCTGCCTTATGCCATACTCGAAACTTTATCTCACGCATTAAAATCACGTCCCATTCTTTTTAATGTCGCTAACAAGCTTTTAAGTTCGTAATAATCAAGGTCATATAGATTAATCGCACCGTCACCATCAACACCTAAAGCAACCAATTCACTGATGATATGACGTTTTTTCAGTTCGTTTATTGCGTTAACAGATCTATACAGCATTCCCATAAAATCCCCTCCGTTTTTTCCTAGACTCGTCTAAAAAGTTATTAAAAATCATTAACCCTTCAATAACATCTTTTTTTGGAAACTGCCTCGCAATTTCTTCGATAAATTGTTCCTTTTGCATGATCTTCCCGGTAGCTTGATAATGGCTATGCAGTTTCTTGAAAACGATTTGGCTACTCATTGTTTTCGCTCCTTCTCCATTCGAGATTTTGAAACTTGCTGAATTCCCTCTCGAATAACAGCTGAATTACTCCAACCGGCCCATTTCTGTGTTTAGCGATATTCACTTCCACAATGTTTTTGTTTTGTGTTTCCCTGTCGTAATAGTCTTCACGGTACAACATCATAATGATATCTGCGTCTTGCTCTATACTTCCTGAGTCACGCAAATCTGACATCATGGGACGTTTATCTTGTCTCTGTTCAACTGCCCTCGATAATTGGGATAGTAATATTACAGGAACATTGAATTGTCGCGCCATTTGCTTTAATTCTTTTGTAATACTGCCAATCGCTAAGTCATACCGCTCAAATCGTCCAAGGACCGTAATCAGTTGCAAATAATCGATAATGACAACATGATTTTGTTCCGGATGTTTTCTTTGTGTTTTTCTCACGGCTGCACGGATATCGGTAACTGTTTGCTTAGGTTCATCATGTATGTAAATATCCCATTTGCCGTATTGTTCCATTGCAAAATTTGCTTTGTCGTAATCGCTAGCTGAAAACATTCTATAAGGATTTCTCCACTTGGATCCTTCAACATTTGAAAGTGAACTAAGTATCCGGTGAACTAATTGCTTTTCCGGCATTTCGAGCGAAAAAATATCTGCAATGCCTTGCTTATTACAGCAATTCGCCGCAATGTTTAATGCGAACGCTGTTTTACCCATTGATGGACGGCCAGCAATAATTATTAAATCTCCACCTTTTAGACCGCCTGTCATGTTGTTTAACTCGGTAAATCCTGTATCTATCCCGGTCAATTCGCCCTTATCTTCGTGCATTTCTTGAAAAATTTCGTAGAGAACATCCGTTTTGTTCCGTTCCTTTTTCAAGCCAAGTTCTTGCATTTCGATATATTTTTTGTAAAAATCGTCTGCCGCCTCGTCTGTTTGCTCATTCATAAATTTTGCAGCAGCAGATATAAGATTCCTTCGTTTGTAGTGCTCGAGTACAATTCGCTCATATGCACCAACATTTTCAGCTGTAGGGCAAGACATAGCTAATTCAGTGATGTATGAAGGACCACCTATGTTTTCGATTTTGCTTCCAAGTTTGTCTGCAACAGTCATTGGATCAATCCCAATGCCTTCAAGGGCTAAGTCACGCATGACCTTAAAAAGGATCTTATTTTTTGCGATTGAAAAATGTTCAGGTTCTAAGGTGATTTCGTGGATGATATCTGGTTCCAGAAAAACCGCACCAAGAACCATATTTTCGGCTTCTAAAGTGGCTTGCGTATTTACTAAGTCATTGCCATGGTAGTTTTGATATGTTTCTTGATTGTTTTTCGTGTTCACGGCGTTCAGCCCCTTCTTTCAGCCATTGTTCATGTTTCAACAAAAATTGATTTTCTTGCGTTTCTTGTACGGATATATCAGCAATCGTAGGAGGAAATGGTCTTTCCTTGATGTATTTTTTTAACTTGTTCATCACTTTGTTAAAATCCATATCAGCCAACATTTCCGACCACAAAACTAAACGTTCATCTGTAACCTCAAACCTAGAATAGGCTGCATTTATTGTGTTTAGTATTTTCAACACTTCCTGCTGGTTCATGAGCCATCTCCCCAAGCTTTTATTCGTCCTTCTCGTTGCAGTCGAGCAAATCGTTCCTCAATCGTTTCTTCCCTTTTTTGTTTTTGATTGTTGAAAGGAATAACGTTCTCGTGCTTTAGCTTCTGATATTTCGAGACAATGACTTTTTCACAATACGAAAAGTGCTTCACTTTATCCCAAGGTGTTTGCGTGTTTTTTAGATTAATAATTTGGGTTACCAAGTTGCACAGAGTATCAAGTTTAACCGGCAATTCAGCCACTCTCTCGATTGCGTTTAGGTCTTTTGGTGAAAGGTAGAACCCACTATTTCTCACTTTTATAAAATGGTCGGCTAAAACTTTATTGCGTTGTTCCAGTTCCTCGTGCGATATTTTACTTTCGGTAACAGGTGCCCCGTCGCTTTGAGGAAATTCTTTGCGCGTGTTATCGACGACTAATTCTTTAATTCTTAAATTCTTTAATTCTTGTTCTTGTTCGGATAACGTTTCGATTTCGTTCTGATAACGTTCTGATAAAGGTTCATAAACCGTTTCGTTTATCGTTTCGTTATCGTGTTCAAAGCCTTGATATTCTTGATATTTAACGACTGTGAACAGTGTTCCGTTATCAGTTTCCTTAACGGTGATCATCCCTTTGTTAATCAATTTCTTAATTGAACGTAAAATGGTGCTTTTTGATGGCTGTTTATAACCTCTTTTTTCCTTGTACTCGAGGTCTTCAGCTAATTTTGAATATGACCTCAAGTATTGCCCACGCTTTAACTCAACATTTTTAATCTTGACCCCATCTTGATGTGCTGCTTTTAAGAGCAGTAAGGTAAAGAGTCGAAAAGTAGTTACGTCACTCCAAATCTCGTTATCTAGTATTTTTCGATATAACTTTATCCATCCTTGCAAGTTTGTTCCCTCCTTCCGTCGTCCTCTCACATATTGCATACAAACCTTTAATGGCTGTTACTTTCAAATCCGGATGTGTCCTGGCTATATACCCTATTACATACCGTTTGAACAACTGAGAGCGATTAGCCTTGCCCTCAGTCATCCAAACATATACTTCAGGAATTCGTATTTTTAATTCACTGAGCATTAATCAAAAGGCAGCTCACTTTCATCTATATCAAAAGCCCCATCGCCTAACAGTTCGTCCATGACTTCATCCGGATTTTCTTGTTTAGCTTCTTCTTTCGATGGTTCCGGTGGTTGTTCATTAGTTTGCTTTTTTGATTGTTGGTTTTGTTGCTTGTACTGTTTCTGCTCTTTCAGCGCTTCCCACATTACCTCAATAGCTTTCTTAATAACCGGAGACTTTGCATTGTCATGCAACCAATTCAAATAATCTGGTTGTGTTTTGTATATATCCTTTAAAGTCTTTCCTTTGAACTTACCAAACGTTACTTTAGTTTGTGCTGCATCCGCTGCAGTCATAGTTTCAGTTTGTTCTTGCTGTATAAAATCTTGCATGTCCTCGATATCTTGAGTAAATACCTCAGACAAGGAAGCTACTGTCAACGTCGCGTCAATTTGGGCTCGTTTCTTAGCCATTTTTAATACTGTATTGACATAACCATATGGATCTTGTAGTGTTCCGTCTTTTCTCTTATGATATTTTGGTTCTTTTGTATTGCAGTGACCTAAACCTTCTGTAATTTTTAATCCATCCTTATACAATTCGCACTTTACGGTGAATGCGAAAAAACCTTTCTCATAATCTTGTACTTTTTCGACAACCTCATATTTGCTTGTCAAACCCATCAGCATGAGGATTTTTTCGGCACCTGGCTTTAATAAAGTCGGTTTTGCAGTACCCGGGATTATCCCGAAGTCATGGTCCTTTTTTAAAGTGTTTTGTACAACCATTTGAAACTGGTTAATTTTTGATAGTGTATTTTGAACTGCTCCGAGATCAACAGAATCGATAATTGACATAGAGTTTACTGTTGCAGCTATTTGATTTTGAGCTGTTTCTGCCATCTTATTTGACCTCCAAACTGTATTTGATTTGTTCTGGTTCAATTTCAATACCTGGTACAGCTTGTCCTGTTTCATCCACAACAACCAATTTCCCATTTAAATCTGCTATTTTGAGGGACTTTTTCAAATCTGCCCATTTTAATGTTGGTTTGATATATTCGTCCATACCGTTTTCAACAACATGCTGAAGAATTGCTTTTTCATCTGCTTTTTTGGGCTGTGCTTTTATCGCTCTTGCTTTACTGGCTCCATATGGTGTACTGATTGTTTTTGCTTTTGGATCTTCAGCAAGGACTTTTGCATGGTATTGATTGATTAAGCCCTCAAAAAATTCAATGTTGTTGTTTATCGACTTTTTTTCTTGTTCCTCCCAATAATCAATCCGTTCCCGTTCAGCTTTCGCTAATTCGCTTATTTCTTGCTCTTTAGCCTTGTAAGCCTTGAGTTTTCTGAAAGCCCAATTTAGACTGTTTATGTCGGTTATTTCAAACTGTTGTTTGACTTCCTCCTGTTTTTCTTCAAACTCATTCAATTCATACTCTTGCAATACGTTCATTGCCATCTCTTCCTTTCCGTGCTATAATGATGTCAAATTAATAGTTTTTAAGGTAACTCCCGTTATTGCCTGGCGGGAGTTTTTAATTTTCACCTGCGACAATGCACCGTGACATATTTGCTACATAATCCATGCAACAGCTAGAATCTTGATGAATCATTCCACCGTCATAATCGTAGACATCATCACCTTCATAAATTTCTTCTCCACAACCTTCACAGTATCCAACAACTTTCGGTTCTTCTTCTTTCCAATGAACCATCGGATTTTCAACTGCAAACTGCATATTTTTCACCTTCTTTCACTTCTTTTAAAATCCCCTCTTGGAAAAAACGATGAACATCCCATTCTGTGCAACTTTGCTTTGTTTTCATATCATTGTCTAAAACGAATACTTCTCCTGTTGTCAGATGAATTTGTGTACATTCATGTACCTGAAATGTATCCATGATTTTCATTTCCTTTCCTATTATTTTGGTGAGGTAGGCAAGGATTTGCACCTTGCATGACAGCGATCGTCCAGCCCAAGCCTATTTCCACTGCCTATACGCTGGTCTCATTAAGGGCGTGCTTTAGCGTTTACCTATTCCGCCACTACCTCGTTTGCAACGTCATGGCAATGACCCCGAACAGTTTTCCACGCTGCTCGATATGTATTATGGGTGCGGCTCCCCGGTCACGGATCATGGCACGCTCTCGCTCGGTTGAAAAAGACAGCTAGAGATTGACTTTTAAGCCAATCAACATGGCCAAGAGGGGGAATGTTAGGAAGGTGTCTTTACCTCATGACCATGTTGACGGGCTCAATGCCCATCAGTTATAATAAAAATGTGTTGAATTTGATGTTTTTCCAATACGTGCGATAGTTGTTTGCCGACGACTATCGCTTTTGTTTTTTCTCCTCTTTGGCTTCATCCCGCATGATTTTATAGCAAACAATCATTGAAGCTGTTACAACAAAAATCAGATAGATGTCTGCAAAGTCCATATTCAAGCCCCCAGTTCTTTCATGATTTTCAAAGCCTGTTCACACTCTAGTCTAAAAATCCGATCTACCGATTTGATTTTTTTCGCCTGCTTATAAACTTTTATACTCATAGCGTCTATAGTTGTGACGAACAATAAACTAATCCAATGTTCGTTTTTATAGTTGATTTCAAGTTTCCATTTCAAGCCAAAATCTTCTGCAGTTTTAATCTCGTTTTTCACAAAATCAGCCACTGCTTCACCAAATTTTTCTTTAAACTCTTCATAGTTAAATTCCATCTCTATATCCACCCTTTCGCTTTCCAAACTGGTTTACGCCCTTCATACCGTTTTTTTAAACTGATTCTGTATTCTTTTGCGAGCACAGCTTTTAAATTGTTTATTGCCGCCTCTGCGTCAATCAGTTCATCAATTACTTGAGCGATTCTTTCCCTTTCTTCCTTGGTGGTCTCTCCCGGCGGTTTAATCAAACTTACTTCATCCAGTATTTTGATTGCCTCTTTGGTTTCTCGGATGGCGAACTCCTCAAGCGCTAACCGATGCCGCTCGATTGCCTTTCCTGATAACAATGGAGATGTATAACCACCACTAAATTCATAGATAAGTTCTGTTGCGACTTCCGGACAGTCATATGTAGTTAGTGCCGCCCGTGCAATATCTTCTTGCATTTTTCTTCTTCCGTTTTCAATGTGCGAAACAAGTTGCTTACTCACGTTGAGGTCAAACGCTAGTTGCTCTTGAGTAAGCTCTTCTGCCTCACGTAGTTTACGAAGAGCTCCCCCTATCACTTTTTAAATCCTCCTTTGTATTCAAAACCGTATTTTTATATACAAGAAATAGCGGTATTCTGTAATCAAGGTAATAAAACCCGAAGTTTTCCATATTCTTTAACCGGTTCATTGTTAATGTAAACTGTTGGCTTCGAACAACTTGCAACCCAATCGTCGATTAGATCTTTCCGAAAGATCCACTTCCGGCGACCCGGAAATTTTAAAACCGGTAACCCTTCTTCATGAACGTATTTACGAAGGGTATTTACACTGACGCCGATGTATTCGGCAGCTTCTTTGGATGTCATGGTTTCCATGTTAGATTGCCTCCTTTTCTTTTAGACTTAGAAATTTATTAACGAAATAGATTTGACCTTTACCTGTTACTTTTGTTGTTCTGGTAATTCTTATGGAACCATCTGGGTTATTTACTGTTCGTTCTTTTACTTCGAACAGGCCTAAGTCCATTGAATATTGAGTGGGTTCATTATAATGAGCGCCTTTCTTACCAAGATAGCCATTGTCACGCATCCATTGGAAAAGTCGGTTTTGACCAATTTTTATACCGTTTTGCGCAATAATTTTGGCTAGTTGACCAACTAGAATAGTGTCGTCACTCGTTTCAACTGCTTTAGCAAAAATAACTTTTGGTTTTTGCTTTTCAACTAGAGCTTCGGCTGCCATCCGTTTAGCTCTTTCTTCTTTTAAATTTGTTGCAAGTTTAATGATTGTATCTGGATCTGTTAATACTTTCTCTATTGTTTCCGGTGTCATGTATGCACCGTGTTTCCGGATAGCCGGGATAACTTCATGAGTGATCCAGCGTTTGAACTCCTTAGCTTCGGGTTTACGACTTTTTAAAATAGCCGAATATAAACCAGGTTCATTAATAATTGTCATTTGTTGTTCGCCACCAGGGGTGTGTATAATGTGTACCCCCTTTTCATCATCTTCTAGCGTTCGTGTCATTGTTGGTGTGTGATCAAAACCTAAAATCTTAGCTACATCTTTTGCAACAAACCAAGGTTCATTATTTATCAAAATTGTTCTAACTTGATTTTCGTTAAAGCTAAAAATTTGTAATTGATTCATCAGATCGCCTCCTTATGCTGTTTTTGGTTTTCTTGACTCATTTTGTTCTTTAAAGGAACATTTGTTTTCAAAAAAAAGCGTCCAATCAAAACCTAAGGCAGTTGCTATTTTCTTAGCAACATCAACGCTAGGAGTTTTAGTGCCATTTTCTATATGTGTATAGAAACTTCTTGAAATATTACTTTCTTTTGCAACTTCTTCATGAGTTAAGTTTTTCGATTTGCGAATATCTTTTAGCCAGTATCTCAAATGGTATCACCTCCAAAACGTTCCTTTAAGTAACTTTGTAATTATATTATAAGTTCCTTAAAGAAACATGTCAATATTTTTTATAAAAAAGTTTTACTCTTAGGAACAATATATTTAAAGTTTCTAAAAGTAACATTATAATTAAGATAGTACAGAAAAAGTGATGTGATTTATTTATGGAAATACTAGGAAAAAGACTAAAACAATTGAGAGAGCAAAAGAAAAAAGAGAATAGCAAGTTTACACAAGGGTATGTTGCAGATTTAATAGGTGTTGCTAGGACCACATATACAGCATATGAAAATGGAACCAAGACACCTCCACCCGAAACAATCAATAAAATAGCTGATTTATTTGATGTTACAACGGATTATCTGCAAGGAAGAACTAATAATCCTAAGCAGCCTAATAACAAACTTCCAGAACTAACCGCAAAAGATAAAAAGGACATAGCGAAACAGCTCGAAAGAATTTTGGAAGCAATGGATTCGGATACCGGTCTAGCTTTTGACGGTGAACCTATGGATGAAGAAACAAAAGAATTGGTAAAGACTGCAATCAAAAGCAACCTTGAATTAACAAAACAACTTGCAAAACAAAAATTCACTCCAAAAAAATATCGTAAAGATAAGGAGTGATCGATTTGAAGTGGATTATGGAACGATTAGAAAGAGAAATAAAAAAAGCAAAAACAAATAATCCATTTGAAATCGCTAAACACAAAAATATTATCATAAGATATTTCCCCTTAGGGAATACTCTTGGCTTTTATATGAAAAATGTCAGGCAACAGGTGATTACAATTAATTGTGACATAGATGAATATTTAATTATGTTTGTCTGTGCCCACGAACTCGGACATGCTATTTTACACCCAAATGAAAATACACCGTTTCTTCACAAGAACACGTTTTTTTCAAAGGATAAAATCGAACGCGAAGCAAATGAATTCGCTGTTAATCTATTGCTCTATGATAAAAACTTGGAAGATTACGAAACAAAGTTTGATGTTTTAAGAGAAAACGGAATCCCGTATGAGATGGAAAGGCTTTTATGAGAGGAGTCAAGGAATGGGCTTTTTCGGAGGGTTAATTGCGGTTGTTATCATTTTTCTAGTATCTTTTATTTTCTCTGCATTTGCGTCATATTTTGTAAATTATGGAGAAAAGGATTCTGGTAGTGGGGTGATGATTATTACTTTTATTGGTTTTTTGCTTTAGGTATTTGGCTGGTATTTTTTGTATAAAGATTAGTACTTCTGTTTTTTAATTAATGGAGGGATTGAAAACATGGGAATCAGATTCCGAAAAAGTTTTAAGGTTGCACCCGGAGTAAGATTAAATGTCGGTAAAAAAGGGGTTGGTTTCTCGGCCGGCGGAAAAGGTTTTCGTGTCAGCACAAGTAGTCGAGGAACAACCATGAGTGCTGGAATTCCTGGGACTGGATTATCATACCAAAAAAGAATATCGTCAAGCCCCAAAAGTTCAACTAGAACAAGTTACCAACAAATTCAAAGAGAGAGACAAAAACAACAACAAGTTGAGAAAGCCGCGGAACTCGTTCGGATGTACGAATCACTTATTGCCGGGCTAACTACGGTTCATGAAAATGTTTCAGAACCAATTGACTGGAATGAAATTTTAACGTCAAACCCACCTTTTGACATCAATGAAGATGGGCCACATGTTAAAGAAATGAAAATGAAAGTTGATTCCTTTACCCCTTCAAGGAGAGACAAATTTTTCAACCGGGTTGAAGCAAGAAAAAGAGGACTTTACGAACAAATGGACCAAGCGAGAGAGAAAGATAAAGTGATTTATAATACTTGGGAGACTGAAAAAAATACTGCTCAAAAAGTTTTAAATCATGATTTCAATACATGGTCTACTGTCATAGCAGACGTAAATCCATTTGAGGACATTAAAAACTTAGGAAGCAGTATAACTTTTAAGTTTGTATCTCCCAGTAAGGTTATCGCAAAATTAGATATTCATAACCGTTCTGTTGTTCCTACCACGGTACTTTCTTTAACCAAAACAGGAAAACTTTCAGAAAAGAATATGGCAAAAGGAAAATATCTACAGCTTTATCAGGACTATGTATGTAGCAGTGCTTTACGTATTGCAAGGGAATTTATAAATCTTCTTCCAGTTGGTGAAGTAATTGTAAATGTATATGATGAAGCACCTGCTGAATCAGTTGAAGAGTATGGATGTATTTTGTCAGTATTATTCCCACGAGAAAAAGTCGAATCTATCAATTTATCTTGTATTGATTGTTCGGACACTATCGAGCAGTTTCAACACAATATGAAATTCTTAAAAACAAAGGGATTTAAATTTGTGGAGGAATTAAAAATATGAAAATATTACTCTGGGTCTTTTTAATCATTGTCCTTTTATCACTTTTGGTTAATTTCCCCTTATTTACAATCGGTTTAGGATTAGCAATTTGGGGATTCTATGAATGGAAAATAAATAAGAAGCTGAAAGTTACTTCGAAAAAACCCCTTACTATTTTAATTGTTGGAGTCGTCGTTGCATTAATCGGCGTTGGAACTACTGATACTACAAATATAACAAAAGAAGCAGATGTTGCATCAAGTGTAAAATCAGACGAGGCAAAAGAAAAAAATATAGAGAAAGAAAAACAAGAAGCTGAAAAGAAAAAAATAGAAGAAGAAAAGAAAGCTAAGGAAGAAGCAGAAAAACTTGCAGCCGAACAGAAGGCTAAAGAGGAAGCAGAAAAAGCCGCAGCCGAGGCTCAAGCAAAAGCTGAACAAGAAAAACAAAATCACATTCAAAGTCTAGGCTTAGTGTCAGCCACAGTTTCCAGGGTAGTCGATGGAGACACATTGGAACTCTCTGACGGATCAAAAGTTAGGCTGATTGGAGTAAATACGCCTGAATCAACGAATCGGACTGAAACTTATGGAAAAGAAGCAAGCAATTATACAAAGTCAAAACTTGAAGGCAAGCAAATATATTTGCAAAAAGATGTATCTGAAACAGATAGATACGGAAGATTGTTAAGGATTGTTTGGTTAGATATTCCAACAAACGATATAGACGAAAACGAAATCCGAACAAAAATGTTCAATGCTGATTTAGTGATTAATGGATATGCAGAACCTTCTACCTATCCACCAGATGTAAAATACAGTGACTATTTTGTAAAATTTGCTAGAGAAGCACGAACAAACGGGACTGGTCTATGGGCATATGGTGAAAATGGAACAACTAAGGGGGACTTAGATCCAGCGTCTACAGCAAGCGGTTCATCAAGTGGATCGTCATCAAGTAGTAGTTCAAGTTCTTCCAGCAACCCTAGCGCTCCTGCAAATAGCGCTCCTGCACCAAGCACTCCTGCAACGTCAGGAGGAACAGAATACTATGCAAACTGTACCGAGTTAACAAAAGTATATCCGAATGGTGTTCCTGCCGGACATCCTGCATATCAATCGAAAATGGACAGAGACAAAGATAATTTTGCATGTGAAAGATAAATAGATTTAAATGGTGTACACCAGTACGCCATCTTTTATAAATTAAAACAGAACATATATTCCCGAAAAGGAGGAAAATACAAAATGGCCAAAGGTTATTGCAGGCAAAGAGCCAAGAATAAATGGCAGTTGGAAGTT